TCAATGCGTTTGATGCCAACTTTACTGGTGGTGACGGTAAAGAGCTTTGTGCCACTGACCACCCACTTGCTGGTGGTGGTACTTTCCGTAACGAACCTTCTACTGCGGCTGACCTCAACGAAACTTCTTTGGAAAATGCTCTTATCGACATTTCCACTTTCGTTGATGAGCGCAATATGATTATTGCCCTTCGTGGCATGAAGCTTATTGTTCCGCCACAGCTTCAGTTCGTTGCTGATCGTCTTCTTGAGTCTACACTCCGCGTTGGCACAGCCGACAACGATGTGAACGCGATGAAGAACATGGGAATGATTCCTGACGGTTATACTGTCAATCATTTCCTGACTGATCCTGATGCGTTCTTTATCAAGACAGACACTCCAAATGGCTTTAAGCACTTTGAACGTGCGCCATTGGCGACAAACATGGAAGCAGACTTTGATAGCGGTAACATGCGCTTCAAGGCTCGTGAGCGTTACAGCTTCGGCTTCTCTGATCCACGTTGTGTATTCGGTTCACCCGGCGCATAACCAGAACAAATGTTCGGAAAGGGGCGGCTTTTCAGCCGCCCTTTTTTTGTGTATAGTTTTTCTATCCCTGACAGATTCAAGGTGAATCTGACATTAGCCACGACAGGAGATCTAAATGGCTACAACTACTTTTTCTGGTCCTATTAAGGCTGGAACCATCAAGCATACAACCGGCACCACTGTTGGCACAGATATCGCCAATGTAGGCCAAGTTGTTATGGCTCAAACATTTTCAGCAGACTTATCAGGCGGTGCTTTAGCTGCTCAAGTTACTGATGTTGTAATTCCTGCAAACTCTCAGATTATTGACTGTGTGATTGACATCATTACAGCCGCTAATGCTACAACCAACCTTAGTATCGGTGATACTGTAGGTGGTGCAGCTACAATTCTGAACACTTTTGCATCTGGAACAGACGCTGGACGTAAGTACCCAACAACACAAGCTGGCGCTGCATTGGCTTGGCAAGACACTGGAACAGCGGACATTCGTTTGACTGTGACTGCTTCTGCCGCCACAAACGCAGGTCTTGTTCGTTTTACAATTCTGTACCAGCAAAACAACAACCTTGCTTAGTAGGAGGCTAATATGGCTGGCCCAGTAAAAGCCTTTAACTATGCTCAAGGAGCTTCTGCTGCTGTTGTAGGACCAGCCCGCTCTCGCATTCGTCAAATTGTAATTTTTGCGGATGCGGCTGGCGCTTTTACAATTAAAAATGGCAGTGGATCTGGTGAAACACTAATTACGCAAACATTCCCAACAGGAATACATCATCTAAATATTCCAGATGACGGTATTATTGCTACGAGTGGTGCGTTTGTATCAGCTTTCACTGGATCTAATAATCAACTGACCATTTTCTTGTCGTAGAGACGTTTATGGCTAGTTCTAAAGGCGAAATGCCTAAAAGAAACAAAAAGAATTTCCGCCCCACAAAGTCTGGGGCGGGAATGACCAAGGCCGGTGTTGCGGCTTACAGGCGCAAAAACCCCGGCAGTAAGTTGAAGACAGCGGTCACAGGTAAAGTGAAGCCGGGCAGCAAAGCAGCAAAACGCAGGAAGTCTTTTTGCGCTCGTTCTGCTGGGCAAATGAAACAGTTTCCCAAGGCAGCTAAAAACCCTAACAGTCGCCTTAGACAAGCGCGTAAGCGTTGGAGATGCAGATGAAGGCCGATGAAGTTTTAAAGCTTCTTGAAAAACACGAAGCAGATTGCAGTGAAAGATATGCTGACATTCAAGACAAGCTGAAATCTTTAGACAATCGCATGTGGGGAACTATGGTTCTTATCGTGCTTGCCGCTGGATTGGAGCAGCTAATTTAATGACAATTGGCCGCTCACAAATGAGCAAACAAATATCTAACCCGCCACAGAAGGGGAAGAATATGCCAAAAGACGCTTGTTATCATAAGGTTAAGGCGCGATACAGAGTTTTTCCAAGCGCATATGCCAGTGGAGCCATTGCAAAATGCAGGAAAGTAGGCGCTGCTAATTATGGCACTGGTGGGAAAAAGAAGAAAAAAGCTAAGAAAATGGAGGCTGGCGGCGCAGTAGCAGCCGAAATGCAGCCAAGAAAGCGTAAGGTTAATAATCAGCCAAAAGACGGCATGATCGCAAGAGGGTGTGGCTCTGTGATGGAACGTCGAAGAAAGGCGACAAAATTGAGATAATCCATGTCTTCGTCTTATACGTTTTTCTTGATGACGTTAAGGTGAAGGGCGAACCGCTCAAATTTAGAAGCGTGGATGATTGTGTATATTTTGCTAAAAGGCTTCATGGGCAAGGAAACCTTATAACGGCTTATTGTCTACCAGCTACGGTAGACAAAAACGTAAAGGTGTACTGATGGATCCAGTATCAGCAATGGCTACTGCTTCAGCGGCCTTCGGCGCTCTTAAAAAAGGCTTTGCTATAGGTCGAGATATTGAATCTATGGCAAGCGATTTATCTCGATGGATGGGTGCGCTTTCTGACTTAGATCAGATGGAAAAAGAAGCTAAGAATCCCCCCATTTTTAAAAAGCTTTTCTCTGGTCAAAGTGTTGAGCAGGAAGCGATCACCACATTCGCCAACAAACAAAAGGCTCAACAGCAGCGATACGAGCTACAGCAGTGGATTTCCTTAACCATGGGCAAGTCAAAATGGGACTCACTCGTGGCAATGGAAGGTCAAATAAGAAAAAGGCGTAAAGAAACATTGTATCGCCAACGTGAGCGCAGACGGAAGTTTGTTGAGATCGTAGCATGGATACTTGTGGTTTGTGTTGGTATGGCAGCTTTAACAGCCTTTATATTATTGTTAAAAGCAAACTCCGCCAGTGCTGATCAAATGGTTACTTGTCGCAAGGTAAAGTGTGAGAAGCTGACTAATAGAGAATTAGTTTGTATATTCAAAGGAGCTAACAATACTATTGAATCTCAGTTCTTTGAGTATTTAGAATTTGTCCCAAGCGAATATCAATGCAAATATGATCCAAATGCTAAGAAGAATATGACTATTCAGGAAACTCTTAAAGAGATACGAGAGTCGAGGGATTAAATGGCAGTTAGAAAGACAAAAAGTGGTCTTGCGCTTAAAAGATGGTTCAAAGAAGACTGGAAGGACGTTAAAACAGGCAAGGCGTGTGGGCGTAGCAAAGGTGAGAAACGGGGGACTCCATATTGTCGCCCCAGTAAAAGGGTGTCCTCTAAGACTCCAAAAACAACTTCCGAACTTACAAAGTCGGAAAAAAAGTCTCGCATAGCCCAGAAAAAACGCATTGGTCAGCCTGCTGGCAAGCCACGCAGGGTGAAGGCTGTTCGACGTAAGAAGAAATGAATGACTTTATTCGTCGTTGGATTATGGAAGATTTATCGCCTGTAAATCCTGACTCTGGATTTGCGCTTTGTCCTTATGCAAAAAAAGCATGGTTGGATGAGCGTGTGAAAGTTGTCGTGTGTGATGGCGATTTATGGGATAGAGTCGCTGATGAGTGTGTAAATTTTGACTCTAACAATGCGCTAACTGTTTGTATTGATGAGGATCCAGATAGATCATACGATGAGTTAGAAGCAGCCTGCATGGCTATGAATAGTTACTTTTCTGTCACTAAGCAGGATTTATGGGTATTAGTTTTTGAGGCAGAAGTGGCCATAATATTTATTCAGAAACTTTCAGAATTGGACGATGCTAGTCAAAAGCTAGAAAAAGTGGGATACTATGAACAATACGATCCTGAAGACTACATCAAACTTATCTTAGCAAGACGAGAAAGAAGGTTGAACAATGGCTAAAAAAGTTAAAAAGATGATGGGCGGCGGCGCTGCTAAAAAGGCCAAAAAGATGATGGGTGGCGGAGCCGCCAAAAAGGCCAAAAAGATGATGGGCGGTGGCGCTGCCAAAAAAGTTTCTCCCAGAAAAGCAATGGCTATGGGTATGATGGGAGGCGGTGCCGCTAAAAAAGCAACTCGCATGAAGGGTGGTGGTGCAGCTAAAAAGGCCGCACGTCGTCGTATGCGTGGTGGCGGCAAGGTTAAAAAATAATGACAACTTCTGGTTCAACGAACTTTGAGCTTGATGTAAGTGATTACATCGAAGAAGCCTTTGAGCGCTGTGGTTTGGAGGTTCGCACTGGTTATGATCTGAAAACTGCTAAAAGATCGTTGAACCTTTTGTTTGCTGATTGGGCAAATCGTGGTTTAAATCAATGGACAATAGCACAAAGAACTCAAACAGTTACTGGTTCAGATGGTGATTACAATCTTGGCACTGATGTAATAGACGTTTTGTCTATGGTTGTTCGTCGTAGCGGCACTGACTTTGCCATGAGCAGAATTAGTAGAGATGAATATCTTAGCATCCCGAACAAATCTACTACTGGGCGTCCAACGCAATTTTTCATTGATCGCCAAATAACTCCTGCAATAAAGATATGGCCATTGCCAGAAAACTCTACAGATGTTTTGCACTTTGATTGCCTTACACGCATTGAAGACGCTGACACTTTTACAAACACAGTAGAGGTTCCTTTCAGGTTCTATCCTTGTTTGGCAGCGGGTCTTGCTTACTACATAGCGATTAAGAAAGCCCCTGACAGAATTCAACTTCTGAAGTCTATATATGATGAAGAGTTTGATCGCGCTCAAGCAGAGGATCGCGATAGGGCGTCATTTACTGTCGCGCCTAGCTTGCAATATTACAGGGTAAGTTGATGGGTCGTTTTGCTTCTGGCAAATATTCTTATGGAATATCTGATAGATCAGGATTTCGTTATCGTTTGCGAGATATGCGGCGTGAATGGAATGGGCTTTTGGTCGGCCCCGATGAATATGAACCAAAACATCCACAGCTAACACCACCTAGAAACGTTGTTGACGCAGAAGCATTGCGTAATCCACGCCCAGATACGCAAAATATTGTTTCTGTAGAAATTAAGTTTCCTGCTTTTAATTTACAAACCGTACAATTTATTCCTACGCCATTTGCAAAAGTGAAGTTGGGAAATATTTCTATTTCCGGCGCTGTCCCCGTTCAGCCGATTGACGTAGCTGTAACTGGTGTGTCTGCAACTATTAGTCTTGGCTCTTTGTCTGTAAGTGCATTCATAGCATCGACCTTTGACTCAACAGACGTTACATTAGACTCTAGTAACAAAACTTTTGACGAGGGTTAAATGGCAAAGCAAACAGTAGGGATAGGGTCGAGCGCTAATGATGGCACCGGAGACACTCTCCGTGCTGGCGCTGACAAGATAAACGATAACTTCAATGAGATTTACGCTGCACTAGGAAACAGTTCTAGCGTATTAACTGATATCATAGATGCCAATGGGCTTTTAGATGTAAGTTCTGGCGCTAACAAGATCGTATTTTACTATGCCAACCTAAGTGATTTGCCCAGTGCATCAACCTATCATGGAGCTGTGGCTCACGTTCACGCTACAGGCGGCCTTTATTTCGCTCATGGCGGTGTTTGGATAAGGTTGAATGATGAAACCACAGGTCCGGTAACAAAGTATACTGCTGGCACT